TGAGTCAGTGTCTCCGTAAACAATTGCTGGCCCTTCGTGGTTGTAATCACCAGTGACCGATTCATTAATAGTACTCATCATATGCTTAACAATTTGACGACCGCTTAGTGTAACACTTTGACCGATGCGCTTATCATAGAATCTGCAATGTTCATTCAACAATGCACCATATGCTGAGTTCAATAAAATCTTACGAACAAGTTGTCGCTTGTCATAGTAATCAAATTTATCAGTGCCATATGCTTCTTTAGCAAGCTTTTGTGTTTCTTTGCGTTCTGAGTACCATCTACTTAGTAGACCAGGAACAACACCTTCTTTTTCATAAGTAAAGATTGTGCCGTTAGCTGATAACATCCATGGCTTATGACTATCAAATATCATTTTCCATATTTCTGCGGCTGACATTTCTTCACTACGGCCATCTTCAAAGTCAACAGTTAGTATTGTACCACGCTCTTGGTTCATGATTGCGGAATACTCTAGTGCCCCGAACAGATTTTCCCATAGAATAGAACCAGTTACTGCATCATCACCTTCTCGGAAGTGTTTCTTTTCACTAGCAAGTTTCACTCCCTTGTCAAGCATGTATTTGTCAGTTAATGTTTGTCTAACTTGTGCAACAATTGTTTCTCCTGCCATGTTGAGGGCACGAATAACCGAGGGATAGAGCGAGTTAATATCGACGGCTCCGACCCACTCATGCATTCCCTTTTTCGGTGTAGCAACAAAGGCACCTGCTGCCTGCTGGACTTCTTCTTCATTTTCAACCTTTCGTTTTTTATCTGGAACAACTAACCCACGTTCATGGGCCTCATTAAAAATTGCCATCTCAATCATTGCCACTGAACCCATTACTGTTGGCAGCAGTACTGTGTTTTCGTGTGCAAGTTGATTAGCTAATTCTAAAAACTTAAGTTTGTTGTGAATCTTCACTAACAACATAGTATCTTGCCTGTTGTATTCAATGAACTTTTTAAAGTCTTTGTTGTACAACTGGTCAAGAGTACCTTCATATTGTGTTTTGTTTTCACCAACTTCCATCTCACCGATAGAGTCAAGTTTGTAACTATGACGAGATTCATAGTTGTATTTTTTGTACAACTGTAAATAGTCCAAGTGAATACGACCTACTAAATCATAAGTTGTTTCACTCTTACCGAATCGTTCGTATTCTCTAGCTTTAGGAAGTTGACCCATCAAGCAGAACTTGCGTGTGTCATCTTTACTCATCACTCTAGTAACACGATTGACCATGTAGGGTATGTCATAGCCTTCACTGTTCCAGCCAGTCAATACATCAGCATCTTCAATCAGTTGAAAGAAAACATCAAACATTTCCTTTTCTGATTTGAAAAGCATTGTGTTTTCAAACTCGTTGACAATCTCATTTGCCGTCTCTGGTGTCATATGCTTAGGAGCAATGACCAGAGTAATACATTGGTCTAGCCAATCTAAGTAACAACTGATAGCAGTTACAGGATTGAATGGATCACTAGTAGGACTGAATCCTTTATCAGGATCAAAGTCTACTTCAATGTCAAAGAAGCAAGTATGAAGTTTAGGTGCGTCAACTTTTAAATAGTTTTCGCTTAGACAACGAAAGATTACCGGCACGTCACTCTCAAACAATTTTTTATTTGAATGTATGCGTCTTTCTTTCTCAAACTCTTGTCGTTTGCGTGTACTGAAACGACTGACTGGATCTCCATAGATGCTACGATGTTTACCCTTAATATCAGGATAATACAATACATAGTTAGTGGGATACTCTTTGTATTGACGCTTGCCGTTATTATCCCGTTCTACTACGTAGATACGATCCTCATCCCTGCTATGAATAGCGTCAACGTAACTCAAAGTGTTTTGCCCACAGTTTCCAAGATTGTGTTAAGTTCATCGTGGTCTTTGTTTGTTTGACCCAAACTTGCTTTGTGAGCAATTTTAATTGCTTTCTTCAATGTAGAAGCCTTGATTTCAAGTTCTTCTGCTACTGCTTTAATAGTGTCGTTTAGTCCACCATTCAATGCGTCAATTTCGTGTAGGACATGCATACCCTCATTGACCAATTGAGTGAGCTTAACTTTTGCTTCACCGTTAAAAGTTCTGTTGTAATCTGACATAGGTTCTCCTTAAATAATTAGTTAGTGTACATTGATTGCGCAACAAAGTCAAGTATTTTGCTTGAATTCAACAATCTTCTTGACCAAAGTGTGCAATCCTGGGTTAACGTGTAATGCGTGTGGCATCAATTCGTTGCGAATGTAATTACGGGTGTAGCGTGAATTTTTATTTGACTCATCTTCGAACCAGGATACATTATGACTTTCGCACCAATAAATAAAATCTTGTTTTCGGGTAGTTAAGAACGGGCGTAATACATTACCTCTAGTCAATGGAATGACTTTGGGTGTGCCGTTAAGTGCTGAATGGATATATGTTTCTACACAATCATCCAAGTGATGACAAGTGATGACTGGACCAAGCTCACTCAAAAATTCATAGCGTTCTCTACGCCAGTATTCTTCCTGTGATTCTTTGCTACCTTTTTGACTGCGAGGTGATCCGTACAGCATAACAATACTATGTTCACCGCAGTACCTAGAAACAAACTCTGCGGCTTTTTCACCGTTCTGTGTTCTGTGATTAAAATGGGCAATTGTTACTTCGTGCTTACGACTTAAAAAATCAACAACTGCCATGCTATCTACACCACCGCTACATGCGACTGTGATTTGTTTGGGTAATGGAACTGTAATCTTAATCATTTATGTATTGTATCACACAATTAAACATAGTGCAATTACTAAGGATAAATAAAAGGATGATAAAAAACATTGACCAATTAACAATCTCATTACGAGAATTACCCTTTTCATTAGTACCACCTAAAGCCAGACAATGGATGTTCCAAACGATTGATGCTTTGCCCGACAATTCTGTAATAGTTGAATTGGGTACATTTGTTGGCGGAACTACTAGGCTAATTGCAAAACGCAATACATCAATAACAGTACACACTATTGACCTTAATAATTGGGAAGAAGCTTGGGTACTTTCTGATTATTCTATTGATAGATTTACTAATATTCATAACGAACCTAACGTTGCGCTATCTGATTTGAATATCATACAAGACATTCATTTATCAGACTTGCCTAACGTAATTAGACATGTGGGTGATACAAAAACATTAGATGTATATAATATTGATTTAGCATTTATCGATGCCGCACATAATTACGATAGTGTTACTAGTGACTTAGAATATGTATTTGATAGATTAAAGCCCGGTGGCTACATCTTTGGGGATGATGCAAGACACGGTGGAGTGTACACTGCTACGTTTGATTTTTGTCTAAGACAAAATTTACAATTTACAATTTACAATAGTTTTTTTAAAATTCAAAAAAATTATTGAAAGATTTCCGGATGAGCTTTGCCAAATACTTTCATGTATTTGCCAGCCATCATATCTGCTTCTGCTTCGATTGGGCTACCGGGATAACTGTCACCCGGTTTAATCATTCCTAGTTCACCTTGACGGACGTGAACCAATTCATGGAATACTGTACGTAGAATGTCTACTAGATTTCTTTTATCACAATACACCCAAACTTCACCAGTTTCCGGGTTATGTCTACCAGTATGATGCCCGTCTTGTGCTTCATCAGTATCATAACTAAACTCTATTTTAGGAGTCTTTTCTAGCTTCAATGTATGTGCGGCAAATTTAATGAATTTTTGAACAACAGGATCTTGATTTAAATCTTTACCCTCATCAAGTTTACCTTTAATCCAACTATCCGGGGTTTTGTGATATTTTTTTACAAATAAGTCGTGTAGGGCTTTACCGGTGATACGATGATTACTTGCAATTTTGCGCATAAGTTTATCAATGGTATTGTAATCATGCTTCTCTAATGAGGGTAGCTTTTTTGCTAGTTCACTGGCTGCGGATTCAAATAATTCTGTGGCTCTCATACTATTATTTATCAGCTTTTTGCAAATATGTGTAAGAGGTCATTCGGTATTCATTCTCTTTAAGAGTGATAGGATAACCGTGCCATTGACCAGGTTCAGCTAACATAAGGTATCCACAATTGAATTTGTATGGGAAAGCATGTCGTAGTGTAGCATTTCTATGGTCATGTTGAAAATCATGGTAAAATTTAGTGCCAAAATTTTCATTATCGTTAGTTAAGTAAATCTGCAATGATGATTGTATTACGGGGTTATCTTCATGTATTCCCATGTAAAAACCCGGACCGTCAATCCAAATATTAACAGTAGGATTCATAACTTCAACACCTATTAACGATGAGATTTCTTCCAGTTTAGTAAGAGTGTACTTTCGCAAATCGTTGTTAATAGTAGCTCTACGTAGTGATTGTCTAGTGTTTACTGCATTGCCATTATTAACAATAGCTAAATTGTCCGAATCATTTAGAAATTCATTAATATCAATCCTACTTAATAATTCATCAGTGTAAAAATCTTCTACATAAAACAAATTATTTTTATCATCAACTGGAGTTATTCTCATATTACACCTATTTAATTACACCATGAAGTTTTAGCTTCTCCGTAATATTCACGTGCAAATCCGTTTTGAATTAACATCATACGTAGACTTTGACCGTCTAATAAAATATCACCTAATACACGACCACCATACTTATCCCAATCAGCAATAGCTACTTGACGCTTTTGTGCCTTAGTAATAGCATTCTTTGTAAATGCAGTAGCGGCCTGACCACGTTGGTCTTCACTTGGGCACATTGCTCTATGACCCTTTTCAGGTGTATCAACACCAAACACACGAATACTTAATTCTTGCTTTAACGGTGGCGGCAAGAATGTTGCTTGAAATGCAACAGTATCCCCGTCAATAACTCTTGTAATCGGGAAATCATAGATATTCATTGGCTTTTGTTTTTGTGCATATGCAACAGTTGATAGTGCTAGTAATACGATTGTTATTATTTTTTTCATTTTGATCCTTTGTAAAAGTGTATTTAGTTCGATGAAAGTATTTCATCAACACAGTAATCAATCCAACCACTATTACCCCCTGCATTATCAAATAATTCTAAATTTTTATCCATATATGCTTGAATAGGTTTCTCATCAAACTCTGTTATTTCAAAAGATTTAAAGAATGTAGCTAATTCATCCATATCACAAATAAATAGTTTTTCTGTCCTAATAGGAGTGCAATTTTTAATATTTAATTCTTTATTCCAATAGACATTTCTACGTAATGTATGGTACATCATTATTTTTAATGTTAATGCAACTTTTTCTGTATGATCAGTAGTACCATTTTGCATTACATTAATCCATTGATTTAATAATTCTTTAGGAATGCTTTCTACCCCTACACTTTTCATATTGTTTACTAAGAATTGTTTTTCAAACTTAGTAAATTTATCACCTGGTTTGTAATACAACTTAATAAAAGAATCATCATTAGCTAATAATATATCTGCTTCAGTGCATTCAACTATCTCATTATCAAATGAATTTTTTAGATTTTTAATAATAAACAAAAACGATATGAGATTAACTGTGGTAGGGTGTGTGAACAAACAGGTCATAAAAGCCTTTCCTGGCCATGGATACTCAGTAATGTCTTTGATATGAGTACTACCTAGAATATTAAGTTTTCCAAAATAACGTTCAATACGCATATTCCAAAACTCATCCAATGTGCCTCGAGGTAAATCTTTTAATCTGCTATTAATAGGAATGTCAGGATAAGATGATGTGTTTATTACAGGATATTTACTATGAAGAAAT